TTTCAAAATTGTTTAAAAACTTTTTTAGGTTTGTATTGTTGGCAGCTGAAGCTGCATCTTTGGCTGCTTGTAGTCTGGCAGACTCTAGAGCTTGTTTACGGGTAGTTTCAGTATTTTCAATTGTTTGAACGTGTGATGAGTACCCTATACCACTAAAGGAAGGTGATTTGAACTGAAAGATTTGTTCTCCACATACTAAACTACTTTTTAGTATTAGGAGTATCGTTAGTAGTTTTTTCATCTTTAATATCTCGCATCATCAACACAATGTTGATTTTCTGGTTCAATCTAATTAAATCATTATCTAACATTCTTACACGGTCTATCAAAGCAATTAAAACAGCACTCGCTTCTGAAAGAACAGGTTTTATTTCTTGTGTGGCCCATTGCCATACATAAAAGATAAGATAACCCATACCGCCAGCGGCAACAATAGGAAATCCATATTTGTTAATCATTTCTACTAAATCTGCCATTAGTCTTTCCTCGCATCGTTTTTACCATCGGCTCGTGCAATACGGTCAATATCTGGTTTTACGCCCATAGCGCTTGACATCAGAGTATCAATTCTGATAACATCATGGTTCATTGTTTTAACACGATTGTCTAAGGCAGTAATAATACCACTTAAACTTTTGACAGAGCCGGTAACACCAGCCAGAATGAATTTTAAGGTTAGGAATACAAAATACCCAGCAGCTATAGAAGATGCTATGGGAAAACCTACTTCGGCAACTAATTTAAAAAAGTCCATTTTTATATTGACATTTGAGTTAAATTATAGTATAATCAGTAATCCAACAATATAAGTATCAATACATTGGTATTTATACCATTATTCAAACCTAGGAGAAATTATGGAAATTTTAGCACTTAAATTGATTACAGGAGAAGAAGTTCTTGGGGAGATTGAATCCCAATCAGAAACAGAGTTTGTTCTATGCAATCCAGTAGGAATTGCAGTAGTTCGTGGTCCAGATGGTAAACCTAACGTAGGATTTGCACCTTTTCCTATCCATGCAGAACAAAAGACTGGTTCTACTATTGCCTTGGCCAAGAAGAATGTAGTATACTCCTATGTTCCAGCAGAAGATTTTATCAATAATTACAATCAAATCTTTGGTTCTGGCATCGTTCTTCCTAATAAACAACTAATTGTAGGTTAAATTTGAACAATTTTTATACAAATGTGCAAGTAGCTGGTAATAATATACTCTACCGTGGTGTTATTAATGGTAAAAGAGTAAAGGAGAGGGTTGAATATTCTCCCTCACTTTTCATTCAATCCAAGAGAGAAACGAACTTCCGTTCATTGGAAGGTGAACATCTACAACAAAAACTCTTTGGTGATATGCGTGAAGCCAGAGAATACATCAAACAATTTGATGGTGTCTCTAATGGTCCTAAAATCTATGGTAATACTTCATTTGAATATGCCTATATTGCAGACCAACATAGAGGTAGTATGGTTGATTGGGACCAAGAAAAAATTCTGACTGCCGTAGTTGATATTGAGGTGGGTTCAGAAAATGGTTTTCCTGACCCATATCTTGCAAACGAACCAATCACAGCTATTTGTATTACATATATTAATGGTGAAACTTATGTGTTTGGTTGTGGTGAGTATGAAATCAAAGGTAAAGAAATTTATGTAAAGTGTAAAGATGAGCACACTTTATGTAAAAGATTCATGGAACTTTGGAAGTTAAAAACACCAGACACTATCACAGGCTGGAACACCAAGTTCTTTGATATACCATATCTCTATAATAGATTCAATAAAATTCTTGGTGAGGATGAGACTAGAAAATTATCTCCATGGAATAACATATATGAAAGAAAAACGGTCATTAATGGCCGTGAAATGATAGAATATAAAATTTCAGGCGTATCTTCGTTAGACTATATTGAACTATACAAATGGTATGCGCCAGGTGGTAAATCACAAGAATCGTATCGCTTGGATAATATTGCCCAAGTAGAACTCGGTGAAGGTAAGATTTCATATGATGAATTTGATAACTTATATCAGTTATATCGTTTAGACTATCAGAAGTTTATTGAGTATAATATCAAAGACGTTGAGTTGATTCTTAAACTGGAAGATAAGTTGAAATTACTGGAGTTGGCCTATACTCTGGCATATGATACCAAAACAAACTATGAAGATGTCTTTGCACAGACTCGTATGTGGGATGCCTTGACTTATAATCGTTTGTTGGAAGATAACATCATTGTTCCACCAAAACAACATAAAGAAAAAACATCGGCATTTGAAGGTGCATATGTTAAAGAGGTACAAGTTGGTGCCCACGATTGGGTGGCATCGTTTGACTTGAACAGTCTATATCCACATTTGATGATGCAATACAATATATCTCCTGAAACATTAATTGAGCCTGAAGATTATACGGATGAAATGCGTAAAGTTTTATCTGATGGTATTGATGTGAATAGATTATTAAATAAATCCGTAAATACATCTAAACTTGATGGTGTAACATTAACACCTAATGGTCAATTCTTCCGTATAGATATTCAAGGTTTCTTACCAAAGATGATGGAAGAAATGTATGAAGATAGAAAGAAGTTTAAGAAGTTGATGTTGCAAGCAAAACAGGAATATGAAAATGAACGTGATGAATCTAAAAAATATGATATCGAAAAACGTATTGCTCGTTATGACAATCTACAACTCGCCAAAAAGGTTTCTCTTAACTCTGCTTATGGTGCTTTGGGTAGTCAGTATTTCCGTTTTTATGATTTGCGTATGGCACTCGGTGTCACCACGGCTGGCCAGTTGTCTATTCGGTGGATAGAAGCCAAGATAAATGCATGGATGAATAAAATTTTAGAATCAGATAAAGATTATGTAATTGCATCTGATACAGATTCCATATATCTTCGTATGGGTGATTTGGTTGATAAATTTGTCAAAGATAAATCAGACAAACAAAAAGTTATTTCTGTTATGGATAAAATCTGTAAAGATAAGCTTGAACCATATATCGAAACTTCTTATGGAGAATTGGCAGAATATGTCCGTGCGTATGACCAGAAGATGCAGATGAAACGGGAAGGTTTATCAGACAAAGGTATTTGGACTGCCAAGAAGCGTTATATTCTTAATGTATATAATAATGAAGGTGTACAGTATAATGAACCTAAGATGAAGGTGATGGGTTTGGAAATGATTAAATCTTCCACACCATCTGCTATTCGTGAAAAGATGAAATTAGCCATAAGTCTAATGGTAAACGGTACACAAGACGATATACACAATTTCATTACTGAATTTAGGAAAGAGTTTAAAACTCTGCCTGTTGAGGAGATATCTTTTCCCCGTGGTCTAAATGGCCTAAATAATTATTCCGATGCGGCAACCTTATATAAAAAAGGAACACCAATTCATGTCAAAGGAGCGATTCTTTATAATCACAATTTAAAACAAAAGAATTTAACCAAAAAATACCCACTCATTCAAGAAGGTGAAAAGGTCAAGTTTACTTACCTAAAGATGCCTAATCCATTTAAAGATACTGTTATTTCGTATCCATCTCGTTTACCAAAAGAATTTGAATTACAAGAGTATATTGATTACGATATGCAATTTGATAAAGCATTCCTTGAACCGATTAAAGTTATTTTAGATTGTATGAAGTGGACAACAGAAAAGACTAGTTCAATAGAGGATTTTTTCACATGATATACTTAACATTTTTAGCCGCAATACTGTTATCTGGTATTGCAGGTTATTATTCAATAATAGGTTTAGCAGCCATTTTTATGGGTGCTTTTTGGCCTGTTGTTTTTATGGCATCTTCCATGGAGTTTGCTAAATTAGTTACAGCCTCTTGGTTGTATCGTAATTGGAAGACAGCACCATTTTTACTTAAAACATATTTAACAATATCTGTTGTATTGTTGATGTTAATTACTTCAATGGGTATCTTTGGTTTCTTAGCTAAAGCACACATTGATTCAACATTAGATTTTGGTACCAATTCAGTAGAGTTAAAAACACTTAATACACAACAAAAGATTTCGGAAGAAAGGTTAAATTATTTGTTGGCTCGTGCTAAGGATCCATCAACGGCAAGTAATACTTTAGACCGTCAAATCCAAACAACACAAAAAGAACTTACCGAAATTAACAAGAAAAGATTACCATTGTTAAAAGAGGAAAACAAATTAGTTGCCGATGTTGGGCCAATTAAGTATGTTGCCGATATGTTCTTTGAGGGTGATGGGGCAATTGATAAGGCAGTTCGTGTGGTAATCTTTACGATTATGCTTGTGTTTGACCCTCTAGCTGTGTTATTATTGATAGCAGGAAACATTTCTTTAAATAGAAAAGATAATGAAGGTCGTGTTATTATTAAGAATGATGAAATTGTTGGTATAGTACCAAATGATAAAGTTGAAATACCAAAAGAAAACATTACTTCACTTGATGAGAAACCTCATGAAACAGGTACTAATGATCCAATTGATTTTCCTAAAGAAGAAAGTGTAGTTACTGAAACACCACAACCATTGAGGATTCAACAAATACCTGGAGTTTATACGGAACATCACGATGAAGAAACAAAGAAAAAATTAGAGCCTAAGTATGATTATGAAGCTGAGTATGCGTTTAAAGAAAGAAAAGATGCAGGAACATTTTAAAGGATGATATATGAGTATTTTAGATAAAATTAAAAAGAACAGTAGTATTAAAGAATCAGCAATTCTTTCCAAGTCAAAGTTTTTTCTTGGTAAAGATATGATACCTACAGCAATACCCATCATTAACGTGGCTTTGAGTGGTCGCTTGGATGGTGGTTTAACACCAGGTCTTACAATGTGGGCTGGGCCATCAAAACATTTTAAGACTGCCTTTTCATTATTGATGGCCAAATCTTATTTGGACAAATACAAAGATGCTGCACTACTTTTTTACGATTCTGAATTCGGTACTCCCCAATCTTATTTCGATTCTTTCGGCATTGATGCTAATAGGGTCTTGCATACTCCTCTTACTGACATTGAACAGTTAAAATTTGATATAATGCAACAACTAACCCAACTTGAACGTGATGATAAACTAATCATTATTATAGATTCAATAGGTAACTTAGCTTCAAAGAAAGAAGTTGAAGATGCACTTGAAGGTAAATCTGTTGCTGATATGAGTCGTGCAAAACAAATCAAATCATTATTTCGTATGGTAACACCACACCTAACAATGAAAGATGTTCCAATGGTTGTAGTGAATCATACTTACAAAGAAATAGGTATGTTCCCTAAAGACATCGTTGGCGGTGGTACAGGCTCGTATTATTCAGCTGATAATATTTTCATTCTTGGTCGTCAGCAAGAAAAAGAAGGAACTGAAGTCGTTGGTTACAATTTTATTATCAATGTAGAAAAATCTCGTTACGTTAGAGAAAAATCTAAAATACCTGTTACAGTATCTTTTGATGGTGGTATCAGTAAATGGAGTGGATTACTTGAGTTAGCTCTTGATGCTGGATTAGTTGTTAAACCATCTAATGGTTGGTACTCAAAGGTGGATCCTGAAACAGGTGAAGTAGAAGAAAAGAAGTATCGCATTAAAGATACAGACACAGCAGACTTTTGGTTGCCTATATTGAAAAGTGTAAAATTCCAAGATTATGTTAAAACTAATTATCAAATTTCTTCTGGTAACATTATGCAAGGAGATTTTGAACAAACATTTAATGTTGAAACTACAAACGGAGTAGAATAGTATGAGTAAAGAGGAAGATAAATTTAAACATTCCAAAAGACTTTTAAAAGATGACAATGCTATTAAGAAACAAATTAAAATTGCCAAATCACATGGTGTTCCAATAGATAATGCTCATGGCTTTGCTAAGCATCATGTAATGGATTGTGGTCAACCTAATTGTGTTATGTGTGGTAATCCAAGAAAAGTATGGGGAGAAAAAACCATACAAGAAAAGAAATTTGATGAGGTGAAAGATGATTGAAGGCGTAGATTTCTGTTACATCTATCCTAAAGATGATGGGACAGCGGTACATATTAAACTATTGGAAGGTCCTTATAAAGGTACCATATTCAAATATGGTAAAGTAAAATTTAAGGAAGAAAATGAGCAGGTCTATTTACTTTTTGCTTATGATGTGTTAGAATCTCCTATAGATAAGCCAAGAAAAATGGAAAAAGATACTGCGTTTAAGAATTACCTTGGTGACTTACTTGTTGAAATTATGGGCTCAAATATTGAGCAGGAAGTGATAGATGAAACTGGAACAAACGATATTAAAGAATCTGATTTACAATGAAGATTATCTTCGCAAAGTATTACCATTTATTAAAGATGAATATTTTTCTGATAATGTAGATAAGGTATTATTCAATGAAATTACATCATTCACGGAAACTTACAATAACTCGCCAACGATTGAAGCACTTACAATTGCCGTCAAGGAAAGGCGTAATCTTACGGATGATGAAGTTCAAAGATGTGAATCTTATCTTCAAGAAATTGAAAAAGATAAAGACGGACAAACCCAAGTTCAATGGCTTGTTGATAAAACAGAAAAGTTTTGCCAAGAGAAGGCAATATACAACGCAGTATTGGGGTCTATTTCAATTCTGGACGGAAAAGATAAAGCGCACGACAAAGGTCAGATTCCCAAAATACTATCGGACGCTTTGGCGATAAGTTTTGATAATTCAGTAGGACACGATTATCTTGATGACTCTGACGACCGTTATGAGTTTTATCACAGAAAAGAAGAACGAATTCCTTTTGACTTGGACTATTTTAACAAGATTACAAAAGGCGGACTACCAAACAAAACCCTCAATATTGCGTTGGCTGGAACGGGTGTTGGTAAGAGCTTGTTTATGTGCCACGTTGCCGCTGGTTGTATGGTACAAGGTAAAAATGTATTGTATCTTACACTTGAAATGTCTGAAGAAAAGATTGCAGAAAGAATAGATGCAAATCTATTGAATACAGATATTGGAAGTCTGGTTGATTTACCAAAAGAAATGTATGACAAGAAAGTTGCCAAGGTTCGTGAAAAGACTACAGGCAAACTTATTATCAAAGAATATCCAACAGCATCAGCTTCTGCTATTCATTTTAGGACATTATTGAATGAACTTAATCTCAAAAGGTCTTTTGTACCTGATATCATTTTTATTGATTACCTTAATATTTGTTGTTCTTCTCGTATTAAAGCCGGTGCAAATATTAACTCGTATACCTATGTTAAAGCGATTGCAGAAGAGCTTAGAGGTCTGGCTGTTGAGTATAATGTTCCTATTGTTAGTGCCACACAAACCACTCGCTCAGGATTTACTTCTAGCGATCCAGGTCTTGAAGATACATCTGAATCCTTTGGACTCCCAGCCA